TATGATATTGATTTAATACTTCTTGCCAGCGATGGAACTGGAGACAGCGCCCATGAGATCGGAGGCGGCGGCACCGACAGTAGGGGCTTCACCCTCGTAACCGCCGCGACGACGAGTGCGACGACCGCGACGGCTCTTAGGGGAGTGAGCCATGGACTTGCGCATTAATCGGAAGGTGCCTTTCTTGGCGATGAAGCCGAGGGCGCGAAGGTGTTTGATGGCTTTCTTGCCAGCGGCGTGCTTCTTACGAGAGATAATGCGTCCTTTGTGCTTCATGAGGTCGGACTTCTTCAAGCCGCCCGATGTATGTTTGGCGGTTCCGTGCCACACCATTGCTTTTGTACCGACTGCTGGAATTTTATCACTCATCTCTATATTATTCCCGCAGAAATTATTTCATGAAAGGAGATCATTTATAAATGGTCTTATCGTATTGCCGTACTCCTCACGATTCATAACGGTACATAGAAATTATGGTTCAACATATGATTCTGCCATTGTAATAAATTCATCAATATTGTTATTACATAGTTGATGTGTAAATTTATTAATTTTATGATCATCCCAATCCCACCATTTGATTTGTAATAATTTTTCAATTTGTTCTGGTGTAAATCGGTATTTAATAAATCGTGCTGGATTTCCACCTACGATCGAATAGGGTTCCACATTTTTTACAACATGTGAACTATTTGCGATCACAGCACCATCTCCTATCGTAACTCCTGACATAATAGTGGTATTTTCACCAATCCATACATCATTTCCTATGATAATATCACCCTTTGTTGTTGGATGTCCTACTCCATTAAATGTAGTAAATGTATCTGTACTAGTATGTCCAAAAGGAAATGTGGTTACCCAATCGGTATGATGATTTCCACCTACAAACGCATTTACATTATGAATAGCGATGGAACAAAAATTACCTACCTTTAATACTGCTCCTTCTCCCCAACTGTGTTCATGTATTCTTCCATAGGTATGTTTACCGTAAGACATATAACATAAAATATAAAAATCTTTAAGTTCATATTTATATTTATGAAAGACATTTCTTTGTCCATACTTCAAAGAAACAATCATAGCAAGGACCCCAACCACCTGCTTCACGATAATCAACATGAAAACCATTCTCAGATAATATTTTATTAACATATTCCTTATGGGATGCGTCCCAATAATCATTTTCCATAATAATAAGATTAATATTATCTAAGATTTCTGGCATATCTATCAAAATGTAATAAAATGCACCTTCACAATCCAATACTAGTGTATCAAATGTAATGTTATACTTCGCTCGCAATTCATCCAATGTAATTGTGTTTACTTTTTTATATCCATCAAGTAATATATCGCTTGGTAACGTATCCCAGCCTTTTTGAATTAATTGTCTTTTTGACAATGCTGCACATTCAATATGAAACTGGAAGTGATTGAGATCTCTATTTTCTGTTAGTTGGCTTGCTATATTTTCATCACATTCCATTGTAACAAGTTGTTTTGTTGATTCTAAAAGAGATGCAATGATAAGACTATTTCTTCCAATGTTTCCACCAATTTCCAACACATTTTCCTTTCCTGTTAGATAACGAACTGCCATTTTTTGTTCTGGTAACTCTTCCATAAATGTTCCATACTTCATATCTAATTTTGATTGAAGAGCTGTCACTTTGTTGTCAATATCATCATTATTAGTAATAGTAGTGATTGTATTGTTTACTAGATCGATTTTAATAGTGCAATACGCATCGTATGTTGTAAATTGATTATCATGAATGATTCTTACATTTTTATGTATTCCATATAAATGGTCTGTAAAATAATTGGAACGATTTATGTCACCTGCTGGAATGGTAATGATATCATTATAATTTAATTTGGACAAACAAATGGATGTAACATTTACATAATGATTTTCAATTCCGTAGAGAATTTCCATATACCGTATTATGGATAATAATTTATTTAAAAAATACGCACATATCTGAATGATATCAAATAAAATTTGAAAAGTGCCAACGGTTAGAGAAAGATAACCTCAGAAATGGATTCCATGAATGATATGGACGAACGTTCAAACTACGATGAACCCATCGAAAACATAGAAGAAAAGCTGGAACATTTAGAAGATCTTGATAACGAAACACGTCTCGAAGTATTATATGAAGAAATCAATCACTTCATCATACATGGAATTCAACCCAATGAAAAATGGTATGAGGAACGAATGTATTATGTTCAAGAATACCAGACCATTCAATGGGGTGATCTTGCAGCACGAAGCTATCAGAAAGATAATGTCATATATGAGTTATCTCTATCCATAGTTGATCATCTTGAACAATTAGAGGAAGAATGGAGTACATCACCAGTCTTTAACTTATGTGTGTATCAACGTCTTCTGGAATCGATTCGTACAGTTTGGCGACAATACGCCCGTGAATATGGCGTATCCGCTCACACTGTTGACATCCTGGATTTGATGAATGGAATGGATAGCATGTAGTATTTAAAACTACTGTTTAAGTCGTATGATATATTAGAAATGGCGAAGAACCTAAAATATACATACTATTATATCATAGGAAGAGCAAAAAAGGGGATGACGGGTATTATGAAAAAAATTGACGCGGCGATGTCACAAAAAAAAGACATTCATTCTTCTACCATGCTTTTCACCTATACTAAAAACGAACACGGTCAATTTGTCTGCCCTGATTGTGGAGCGATTAAGAACCGTCAGAATTCAATGCATTATCACATGAAGAAACATCAGGAGGATCTCAATCATATCTGCAAGCATTGTAAGAAAGGATTTCTTCAAAAGCAGACGCTAGATCTTCATATTCGATCAAAGCATCCTGAAATGCTAAAGGATGATCAGACCAAAAAATTTAAATGCCCGATGGAAAATTGCAACTTTACTGCGCTTACTAAAGGAAATTGTGTCATTCACTGTCTTCGTATTCACTTTCAAGAAGAAATGAAAGAGATTATGAATGTACACAATGATACAAAAACAATTACGTGTAATGAATGTGCGATGGAATTCAACAATAGCTGTGGATTCTATTATCACTGCAAAGATTGCGTGGTCTTTAACAAGGAAGATGACAAGGTTCAAAAATTACAAGAACTCATTGCTTAATGGTCAGTAGAGTGTCCAAACCATTTACAATATTTACAATACATATTATCTTCTGTCATGGTACGATGTCCGCAACTAGGACATCCTACTGTTTTTTGTAGTTTACACCATTTTTTATAGCATCGTGAATGAACTTGATGACCGCATGGCAATTGATATCGGTACCATAGATCAAATAATGGTTGTTCTGTTAATGTACATATAATACAGCTCCATGTATCACGATCGTAAAGCTGTTTTACATATTTCTCACATTCGTCAGATTCATCATCTTTCGCCAGTTGATAGGACATCTGTATAATAGATGTCCTATTATTTTAGATAGTATTTATTCGGATTATTCCGATTCGGGATGAATTTCCATATGACGTACCAAGGAAAACATGTGATATCCAATGGCGGCGAATCCTAACATGAGTAGCATTTCATATGCTGCACGTGGTGTTTCACGTTTATGGTATCCAATGTAGAGTAATAAGGGGGCAATGAATAAAATATGAATGGCGTTGACCCAGGCATACCCTGAATGATCGTAAAGCCGTATGGATAATTTATATCCGTGATAGATAAGAATCACTGCGCCAATGGCAAGAAGTGCGTTGTATAGCCACGTGGGAGTCGATGCTCGTTGAAATCCAACAAAGAGCAGAAGAGGGGAAACGAGAAGAACATGAAATAATGATAAGATAAAATGCTGATCAACTTTCATATCTATGAAGGACCTAGTTTAAAACCAGATACATTGTTGTCATGATCACCATAGACAAATCCAATGAACATGATAATGGAACCAGGATACATCCATTTAAAAAGAGGATACCGAAATAAATATGCGTACAAATAAGAGGAAAGAATGGTATAGATCAAAAGGAAAGAGAGATGTTGGATAGTAAATGGATGTAATTGGTATTCAATAAAACCAGTTCCATATTGTTTGACATGATGGAATGTATCCATTTCTACTAAGACATGCTAAATTTGAAAAGTCATTTTCAAATGGATCATGGTATGGAAATGGATCATGCGATTAGACAAATACAACTAAGTTGTTCTCAACAATACTGCATGCAATGTCATCACACGTATCTTAAAAAATGGTATCATTTCTCTCAGAATCGATGCTTCTTTTGTCATACATTTCCTATCGATCATACTAAATATGATATGTTACACGATATAGAATGGCAATGGATAAGAAGTGGAGAGTCTAATCGTAAAGAATATTATCAAGAATACATGGAGTATCTCAATCAATGGTGTACTGCCTTCCATATTACATCTGATAAAAAAGACCAACAATTAGAGGCAGAGATACGATATAGGATAGAGGAATCCTACTAGATAGCAATGAGATACCATATGGTAGGATAATATGATCTAGAGGACAGTTTTTTTT